GAGCTTAAGGGTATCGTTTCAGAGTTGAATCCGCTCACTGACAGTGAAGTTAGAGAAAAGATTTCACTCATAAAAGTTTTGAATACAACCATTGAGCGTGCTGAGAGTGATGGCTTAGAGCCACAGATGCTCTCCTGGGGCGCCAGTAAGGTCTCGGACCTAGTTGGGTTAACCAGCGCAGCCGAGGGCATTAGTGCCTCGGTTAGAGAGGGCACCAGCGCCGTTATAGGTGCTGCTGAGTCGTTAGGCGACAGGTTAGAGGATACTCTTGCTAACGTCAACGTTACGCATAATGTGTCCTTTGGAGTTATGGACAGTTTCAAGGAGCTTTTTGGCTTCGTTGTGAGTGTTCTGTCCCAGATCACGTCCTCTGGTATGAGTATGGTTTCAAGCTTGGTGGATTTGATGTCCACCACGTTCTCTCTCCCCGAGACAATTACAAATGGCATTAGAAAGCTATTCGAATGGTTTGGAGATAGTAAGGAACAGGAGGATGTGCTTATTCCACAGGCTGGAACAGACGATTCCTATTATCCGCGTGTCAAGAGGTTTATTAGAATTCTTGCCGAGTGGATTCCCTGGTGCCTTGGAGAGGCTTTCGGAAACATCTTTAAGTCCAAATATGTTGATGAGTGTCTCAAGTTCGTTTGCGACGCCTTTGCAGATTATAAGTTCGTATTGAACTCTCTGTACGGTGTTGTGACTGGTATCAAACACGTCCTGGCTTACCTTGCCAGGATGATAGGATATCCAGATGTTGCGCGGGCGCTGACGTCCAATCCCCTCATGTATGAAGCCACTGAGTTTCTAGAGGAGATTCACAAGCGCTTGTCCGACGGGACTAGTATCCCGACAATACATGACGCGGAGAAAGTTAGAGAATTCAAGACTAACATCACCAGGGTCATGAGCGCCATGGGCTCCAAAGATGGCGATTATTCTACTTTCAGATTGATTCTCACCAAAGTAGAAAAACTATCGTGTATCACTGAAAAGCTCTACAAGACCGCTTTAACCAGAGTACCCCCGACAGCTGTTTGTCTGTATGGGAGGCCTGGTATAGGTAAGTCTTTCATTCTAGCCGATATAATACAGGATGCTGTAATAGATTCACTGCCGTACGCTGAACTTACTAAGTACCGCGGGTTGGATCCTAAACAGTGCCCTGGAGTTTTCTTCTTGAATTCTGATTCTAGGTTCTTCGATGGGCTTAATGCCCCAGACAGGGTCACGGTCATTGAAGAGTTTCTCGCCAGAGTTGACACCGGGACGGATCCTGGTGCTGCTCTTACTGCTTTCACACAGATAGTCAACGAGGCTCATTTTGAGCCACCCATGGCTGCGGTTGAGGACAAGGGTCACACTCCTTTCGACATGCATTACGTCTTGATGACGACTAATGCTAGGAGGTGGGGTAAGGATACCTTGAAGTCGATAACCGAACCTGAAGCTGTTCATCGTCGCGTGCATTTCGCTTATGATGTCGTTTTGGGGCCAGAGTATTGTGATGACAAAAACCGCCTGGACCCAACCAAATTGACTGAAGACGATTATGGAGGCTCTATGTACCCGCAGAGATTGCAATTATTGAATCTCCAGACGGGTGAGACTTATGGTGATCTTATCACTGTAGAGAAAGCGATAGAAAACATGATAGCTCATAGACGCAATCAGGAAGCCATATATGCCAGAAAACACAGGAGGCTACACGAAAAGAGGATAAGAC